TCGAGATCGCCTTGGCGTGCGACTTCATCCTGGCCGCACCGCGGGCGAAATTCGGGCTCGTCGAGACCGTGGTCGGACTGACACCCTCGATGGGTGGGCCGCAGCGCCTGGCTGAGCGCGCGGGGTCGGGTCGGGCGCGCGAACTGGTCATGACCGGTGACCTCTACGACGCTGCGACGATGGCCGCGTGGGGTGTGGTGAACGCCGTCCACGACGACGTCGATGCCGCCGCCCGCGCGCTCACCGAGCGCCTCGCCGACGGACCGACCAAGGCTCACGCGGCGACCAAGGAGATCATCGCGGCGTGGCGTTCCGGCGGAGTGCGGCATGCCGACGGCGTCACCCCCGAGGTGTCGGGTGCCCTCTTCGCGACCGATGATCTGCAGCGCGCGGTGGTCAGCTTCCTCGAAGTCGGGCCGGGCAAGGCCACCTACGACGGACGCTAGACGGCGACCAAAATGACACCGGCGCTCCGCAATTCGCGGAGCGCCGGATTCGTGTCAAGCTCAATCAGAGGATGTAGAGCTACCCCGTACTGCACGTTTGTCGTCGGCGGCATTTGTGGGCAATCGGCGGAAACTATGGCCTGACCTGCACTAATCGAGAATTCTCGTCAAGCGCCATCAATAGCCCTCCGGCACCAGCTGCGGCCCCACTGCGGCCCGAAGCGACCCGACCCGGCGCGTCGTCGCAACTTGTCGAAAACTCGTGCGACCGTTGACGTAGGCGACTCAGCCGGGTCGCTGTAATTCAACAAGCGAAATGCACATCATGACCAACAACGACGAACTCCGGAGGCACGTCCGCGAGCTACTTAACGCGGTATACGGCTACCTATCAATGGACGATGTTCTTCAGCAGCGAGCAGCCCACGTTCGCAACACGACGTTTGACCCAGCCGACGTGAGCCGTCGAGCACGCCAATACGGTCCCATCGCGGATGAAGCAACCGCAGACTGGTATGAACCGCTGTGCGAGCACGCCGCCGCAGTCCTTACCCTGACCGACGACCGAAGCCTTCGAATCGTCGTCCGCAAGTTGAAGCATCTGGCCGACGCGGACGTTGAGGAACGGCGGAACACCCTCGCGAAGGGGTCCGAAGTCGCGGCACCAGTCGACAGCTTGAAGTTCCTCGGAAGCGCCACGACGACCGCCTTCGGCATGCTTGCACGGCGGAAGCAGATCAAGGCTGCACTGTCGGAATTGCAGACGTGGCAGACCAATCACGCCGCCTGAGAAGTAAAACCCCGGCACTTGCGTACCGGGGCTAACCCGCGTTGAGGACACGGGCATTGTGAGCAACGGTGCTCACCCGTCAGGCACTACCAAACCCAACGTACGACGACAGAAAACCCCCGCCTCAGTCCCGTATGGAGTCAGGAGAGACGAGGGCTTTCATGTCGGCGGGGCACTACTCCCACCTAGCCGCGCAGGCCGCTTTCAAACCCACGCGGATGCTTCTTAAGTCACGGACTCGACGGCAACCCACTGATAACGCGACTCGGTACCGGTGAACAGATTCGGATAGTCCCACTGAGGATCACCGACGACGACGAGCTTCACCGAGTCGCCGACCACGATGCGATCACCTGACTTGAGAGGGACGCCAGTGCATCCGATCATCCCCTCAGTGGAAACGGTTTCGGTCCTGCCGCCGACACGCTGCGAAGTGGCAGACCCGTAAATGATGTTCTCAACCGCACCGATGTAGTTGTCAGGATGAATCGGGTTGCCGGTAGGCGCATCTCCGCGAAAATCACGGACCCACCTATACACCTTGCCGGTACGCACGGACCCGCCTAGATCAATGGGAAGAGTCACTAGGCTGCCCTCACACGAAACCTGTTAAGCACCATCAGTTCACCGACAGACCATGTGAACGGGGATGCCAGGAACCTTGCCGATTCGGGTCCCTTCGCTTCGTCAATGCCGACCTGACGCGTATGGGAAATGAGACGGGCACTCGCACTGAGTACAACGCTGGCAATCTCGTCGTTGGGTCCGTCGTCGGTCCAGCCCTGACCCCTCGTATAACTCTTGGCGAAAGAGGTCACAACTTGAATCACCGAGGCAGCCTGCCCGTTATCAATCGGCCTGTTCAGAAAGGAACCCAACTCAGTTGGGGTAACCATGGTTACGGCGTATCAGTCAGAACAACAACGGCCTTGGGCTGAGTCACAGCCAGATCCATGCGCAACGTCACGCGGATAGCCAGAGCGTCATAGTTCGCTAGCGTCTGATCGGCAATGAAAACCGATGCGTCAGTGTCCCTTACGACCACAAGCTGAGTCGTATCGGCCAACACGGCCTTGCCAAGGGCCAAGTGGTTGGTCACGGTCAGCGGGATTCCGAACAAGCTGTACTGCGTGTCTGCGTGAACGTCGGGGTCCACCACGTACGACTTGTCACCCGTGCCCTTGTGAATCTTGCGCAACGCGATGTAGTCCTGCGGGTTCATGTACCAGCGGTTAGGCGTTACATTCTCGGCGTGCGCCAGTGCGACAGCATCAAGCAGGCTGTCAAGGTCGGTGGTGTCCAGCTCGGCGGTCTGAACGCCGGTCTGATTGACCACTCCCTTGATCGTGTTCGCCGAGCCCGAGCCCGCGTAGAGGCTCGAATCCAGAGCCTTAGCCGTGTCAGTGACCAAACGGTTCTGCAACACAGTTGATAGACCGGTTACGGCGCTGGAACGAATGAGTTCGTTGGATACGGGAAGCCAAACCTTGATGCTCTTTAGGGTGGACGGCAGCGCGGTCACCTCATCGAAAGCCACGTCGGCGTCACCGATCAACTGGCCCTCGGCGACGAAACCGGCAGTGGCACCGCTAGATACGCGAGGGATGCGGACAGGGCTGTTGGAGTCGATCAGCGTCACACCCGACGCCAGGAACGAACTGGTCTGCTCTAGCGGCGAAATGAGAAGCTGCTGGACCTGAGACTGAATGAGGGCAGCATTGCCCGAGGTAGTTTCGATAGCCATTGAATTGCCTTGCGGTTGAGTCGGATTGATTCACGACCCATCGCCCGGATGGCCTATCGTTTTAAGAGGTCGGCACGCCCGGTGCCCGAACCCCTCACCTTAATTGTACTTGATGACAGCGGTTTTCACATGTGTGAGCGGAGAATCGCTCCAAGGTCGGCCTTGGGCGTCTGATCACCCGTGCGGCCCTGGCCCACGTCACCGAACTTTCGCGCCTTCAGATGAGGTTTCGCGGTGACCAACGATTCGATGTCTGCTGTTAGCCGGTCGTCGTCGTCCAAGTGGGAGGGATCGAAAACAAGGTCGGTGGGATCGGCGAGTAGTCCCTTGGAACGGACGAGTTCGGTATGCAACCGCTTGGCGAGGGTGTCGGCGCGTTCGGCGTGCTCGTCGGTCTGCTGCGCACGGACGCGTAGCTTGGCGTTCTCGTCACGGAGTTTCACCACGACGGCACGGGGAAACGATTCCTCATCGTCTTCGTCTCGGTGCTCATCGTCGGTCTGCTCTTCGGTCACTTCTGCCGGGTCGGCTTCGGGTCCGGTCGTCGGTGGTTCGGGGTTAGTCATGGCTTCACTCTCCAAGGGGTTCTAAATGCCGTCTGAATGGTCCTGTGGCTGACGATTACGCGGCCTGCGGCTTATGACTCGAAAGACTCGATGCGAAGCGGCCAAGGGCGATGTCGGCGGAATCCTGAGCGTCACGATTAAAATGCGCCAGTTCCTCATCAATCTCCACGTCGCTCAGTCCTAGCCTCTTGAGAACACCCCGCCTGCTGAGGATTCCGGCTGCGAACAACTTCAGCGCTGCGTCACTTTCCTGAGCAACCGAACGCGTAGCCGGGTCATTCCACACCACCCGAACCTCAACATCAGCCACGTCCACGCCATCCCTGACGGCAACGACCAACCGGCCAACCTGCTCCCACGCTGCGGAAAACGTCGCCTGCTTCAACTCGCAACGAGCCGTCAGCGAAGCCTCACTACTTCGAATCGCGTCACTACTTGTTGGCTGAGAATGCAGCACCCCGAGGTAATGGGACGGCAGACTTGACACGGCCATCAAAGCCGACACGATGACCCGAACCCCACTCTCGAACCCCGAGAGGTCAGCCGCTGGCAGTTGCCCGATCTTCGCGTTCTCTTTCTCCGCAAGCATCATTCGGTTCTCTTCGGGGAAGGGGTTCACTGTTTCAGTGATCGGCACCCCGTCGTCATCGGTGATCACATTGCCATCAGCGTCCAGCTTGGGACGTTCGACAGCTTCGACTCCAACGGCAAAACGTCGCGGCCTGCCTGAGTATTCGGAGGCAATGAGCATGTCCAAAATCAATTTGTCCAACGCCTGAACCAATGGGATTAGGTCGTCCAGTTCCGACACGGTGCCGTCCAGCAAATCGACATTGACAAGCTGCACGATAGGAACAACCGACAATGGATTAGCTTGCACGTCAACGAGATCGAAGCCAACGTTGCCCGCACTCGGAGACTTCGCAAACCACGACTCCACCCGATCTGGGTAGTACAACCAAACGAGGGTAGAAGCCTTTGTGCGAACGCGTTTCGCCGCCACGTTGATCTGACGTGTGATCGGGTCACGTCGGACGATGACGTTGCGCGGTGACTCGATCGTGACCTGTGGACGGCCCTGCGCGTCAGCCCACACTAGGCACATGGATTCCCCATACAACAGTGCTTCGCGGTGAGCCACCGAGGACAGTTGCGGCAAGTCGTTGCGTTCCCATTCCGGCCAGATGTCAACACCCGAGAACCCGTTGATACGAAGACGTTCAGTGATCGAATTAATCTGCAAACGACTAACATTCACGCTTAGCAGGTCGAACTTCTGCAACGCAACCTTGGCTTCCTTGGATAGGTAGGCCAGTGGTGGTCGGCCAGCGTAGAACGCTTCCAACTGAGTGAAGCGGTGAATCTTGGCGTCGAGTTCTGTTAGTAGCTCGGTCAAGTCATCAGTCATACTTTCAATCTCTCTATGGGAAACTCATAGCGCGGTAGCGCTTTGGCGGGTTCGTCACGTGGTGGGCAGCCCTATCGAACGCAACGATGGCGGCGACGCATGCGTCGATCTTGCGGGGAGAGCCACGCTTGTCCTTCGTCACCACGTCACCCTGTGGAGTGCTCTTGGCAACGGCATGCGATACGTGAGCGGCCAGACGCGAATCACCGTCGTGGGATACCTGACCCGTCATAACCGCTTGGTAAAGCCGATCAGAAGCCGGTCCCATACGTCCCGAGAAACCCGTGTTGTATTCGAAGACTCGATTGGAACCGTAGCGGGCAGTCCATGTTTCAATCTCAGACCTGTAACCCCATGGGTCGCAGTACAGGCCCAGAACGTCATACTTGGAGAACGCCAAATCAATGGTAATGCTCACGTCCTCGCGGGGAACCCTGTAGTCGGGGCTGCCATCGTTCTGCCACAAGCCGACGACGAACAGGTGACCGTCCAACGTGCAGCCGATCAGAGCCGTTGAATCGCCCGAAGCGCTTCCGTCAAAGCCGAGCGTGATGCGTTCTCCTGGTTGCACTTTGCGGTCAGACTTGCGCTCTTCCCAAGCGCCAAAAGGTAGCCAACTGTCCACACCCTCAACCCACTGGCCTAGACGAAGCTGACGGAATACGGGCTCTCGAATAGTGCGGCGCACCGCTTCCAAACCATCCTCGGCAAGGAACGGAGACTCACAAGCAAGGGCAGGGTTCGCGATCCTCCACGCGTCACGGTCATCAGTGGCACAACCAAGCGGAGCGGTCCATGAACCATCCCGCGTTTGATGCGCACCTCCTTTCTTGGGAAGGTGCATTTCATGCCGAGCAAGTACGACCCGGAGACGCGGGCCAAGGCCGTCCGTCTGGTGCTGGAGCACCGCGTCGACTATCCGAGCGAGTGGGCGGCGATCACGGCGGTATCCAAGCGGCTGGGAATGAACGCCGAGACGTTGCGGAACTGGATCCGCAAACAGCAGGTCGACGACGGGCAGCGTGACGGGGT